GGAGGAGGAAAAGGAAGTGAATCATTATCGTTTCCAGAAGGAGGAGGAAGTGAATTATTATCGTTTCCAGAAGGAGGAGGAGGAGAAAGTGAATCATTATCGTTTCCAGAAGGAGGAGGAAAAGGAAGTGAATCATTATCGTTTCCAGAAGGAGGAGGTAATAATTTACTTATATCATCCATTTCGTTAACATCTGAGTTCATAGCCATAACAGTTCCAACCATACCTTTTAGTTCATCTCCTGAAAATTGAGTGTGTTCACTAAGTTCTAACTGCTTATCCCAGTTTTTCATAGCTTCGGTAACTTTTTGAACTTTTTTTGAAAGTATGTCTTTACTATTTTCAATTTCTTGTTTATTAGCCTTACATTCTTCAAGTTGACTTTTAATATTTTCAATTTCACTTTTACCAGTACTATCAGATGCTTTTGTGTTTTTAAGATCTTCTGTTAATTCGGCAATATTTTGTTCTAAACGTTTTATAGTATTATCGTAATTAGTTAAATTACCTTTTTGCTTATTAATCCAGATTGAAATATTATTCAAAGGTTCTTTAACTTCTTTTAATTTATCTTGTATTTCTGTATAATAAGTTACTGATTTTTTAATATGTTGGTCAATAGACCCTATTAATGTATCAAATTCATCCAATGGACCAGATGATGTAGATGATGCTACGAAAGAAGTTGCTTGATCAAATATATCCATATGATATTATAATTATAATATAACATTACATAATAATTGTTTTTATTTTAAATTTTAGTTCAAATATAAAATATAATACATTACTCAAGTGAGCCAACAATGTCATCAAGGTCTTGCTTAACTCGTTTTATTTCATACAAAATGTTTTGCTGTTCATGTATGTGTTTACTTGATATCTCCTTTCCAAGTTCGTTTGTTTGTTTTACTTTGTTTACATGACTATATATAGTTTCAAGCGCCTTAATATGATTTCGCTTTTGAGAAGTAATAACATCTCTATATTGAGTATAATCTTTTAATACGCCTTCTAAGAACTCATTATGTTGAGCAGCTTTATACGTTTCATGATATTTTGTTATTAAAAACCTTTTTTTTTCATCAATTAAATAGTTTAAATGAATAAGTTTGGAATCATTATCATCAGTTGACATTATTTAAAAAGTAAATATTATATTATTTATCAATATTATAATTCACATAAATAATCGTCTTTATTAAAATATGTTCTACATAAATTCATCATTATGCGATTGTCTTGCAATCTAACTATTTCATTATTTATATTGTATAATATAGGGTAAAGTTTATTTGTATTTTTAACAATGTATGATATTTCATCAAACCCAAAGTTTGCATCTGAAATAACTAAATTATTATTTTTAATTTGAAATTGTTTTAATATTTCATAATCGTCAAAAAATCCAAAATATTTATTTGTGTTTTTTTCATAAATGTCTAAAATATCATTTGTTTTATTTACTTCAATAATAGCACCATACTTAATCCAATGTTTGTCGTTGGAATATCCTTTTGGTGTTAAAATATATTTATTTATAATTGAATCTTTATTAATTTTATTGTTATAAAGGTCTGATTTAACATCTCTCAGTGTTGTGGTCATTTCACCAATAAAATATACACCAAATAATAATTCCAAACCTAATATTATTGCATTAGATGCACTGGGTTTTTTTTTATATTTAAAAGTGGATTTAAAAATCAATGCTGTAATTAACTCCCAACTACCAGTATTTTTCCATTCTTTTGATAATAATGACTTTGGTATAATTTTAAGTACTATAAAAAATAAAAATGCTATAACAATTCCAATCGTAACAGGCTTAATAAATCCACGAAATATTCCAACTGAGATACCTTCAAATTCGGATGTATTTGGCAAATAAGCTATTGCATATTTATTTAAATATATTGGTCTTGTAAATTGAGTATTAGTTCTACTTTCAACAACTGAAAAGTGACCAATACCGATATCATATGGCCCAGTTGAAACTAACTCGTGTGCTTTATTTAATGTTATATTATCATCACTCATAAATGTTTCTTTATACCCTTGAATTATTTTTTGTTCAACCAACCTTTCTCTTATAATTGTCCATATATCATATAATAACCCAGAATACTTTTTAGTTGTATTGTCCTTTGAATCTATAATTGTTGTTTCAATTACATAAGGTCGGGCAACATAAATCAATACATTTAAATACATATACTTTAATAAAATATATTTTTTTTATTTTAACATACTTTATTATTTTAGTTTAACATACACATAAATATATAAAAAAAGTAAAACATATATATATGTAATATAGGCTCTTTTATATTTCGAGTTGTTTTATATTTATTTATTGAATATTTGTTTATATTTTTATTTATTAAATAATTTATTCATGTTTACTACTTCTGGTTTATTTGTATCTGGTAATAACAGCTTTTTAATATGTTCATCACATCTAAATCGAATGGAATAATTTTGCTGAACATTTTTTCGTCCAACTCGTCCAAGTGCCTGAATAATTTTTTCTTGAGTTAGCGTCAAATCTTTTCCAAGATATAAATGGCAAAATTGATAACTGGTTCCATATATATAATCACTCGATGCAATAATCATAAATATCTTTTGCTGGTCCGCCAGTTTTTTCATAATTTCTGTATATTTTATATTATCATGTTGTGTAAATACACCAATTCCAAGCAGAAGCATAATTTTCCAAGAACTTTCTACCCCCTGTAGCATCATAATTTCTCTTACAGTCTTTTCATCAATATCACTTGTAAATGCATTAGATGTATCAACATTCTTCGCCCATTTTTCTTTGTGAAGAGGTTTATTGGGAATAAATGTTTCATTAATAATTGCTGGTTTTATTGAACTTGATAACCTATTTATTTCGTTTGTTAATTTTGTTATTGACGACTGTTCCGATTTGTCTCCATCAGCTTCACGGTTCACTTTGTTTGAACAGGATGACGAAGATGTTGCAGATTGGTCACATTGATTCATAGCTTCTTCCAAAAGGAGTGATACATGGTGTATTTTGTCATTTACTGCATCATTATGTTCTATTTTTTTCATAATTAATTCAGTAACCGCTGCTGGTATATTTGATTGCTTAATGTAAAATTTAGATATTTGATGAATATTGTCTGTTATAAAAATAGTTGGACCATCAGTAAGTGTAAACGCATCCTTTGTTGTAATATATAATCCGGGAACTGATGCCTTTGTTAGTAATGACACTGGTTGCTCACTTATTGTTCTTTTAATAACTTGACCACATGTTTCTCCAATTTCATATTGACTACTTTCTGTTTTTGCAATACTGTTTGATTTACATATTTCAGAACCAGCAAGACTATGACTAAAATATTTGGACGATGTAAATATTGGGTTTCCCTTTTCATCAATTGTCTTATTTTCAGGAATAAATACCATTCTGGTTTTCATAAAGTGATTATGAACTTCATCCCATTTATCATCCGGAATTTGTTGGAGTATTTTAATATAATATGTTTTAATCATTTCAAGAGTTATATCATCCAAACATGTAAACACTCGTTCAATAGATAATCGAGGCGATAACACAAGCCCATTATCAATCGCATACATAATAAACTCAACCACACCACCCAGTTCCAGATACCTAAGACTTGTTAAATATTCCAAACAATGAGCAGACATTTGTTTTACATCCTCAATTGTTTTACTTAAATGATGTGGGAGCATTGCATATCCGTCACGATTAATAAGTGGAATTGTTTTTTTTGAATCATGACTAACAATACTATGAACCTCAGCATCTGGAAATTTATTTTTAAAATCTGCAATCGTATCTGTGAGCTCGTGAAGCTTTGGAAGTGTTGCAGATGATAAAATTAGTGTTGAAATTACATTTTTTGACCAGTTTTCATGAATAATATTATGATATTCGTGTGTTTCATAATCCATTGAAATAGTTGGCTCATCCCAATAAACAATAAGGTCGTCCACAACTTGTTTATTTCCATTTTCATCAGTTGTTTGAGGAGAAAATGAACGCATGTAGTACATTGCGACTAAAAATGACTTAATATCGCAAATCATAATCTCAACTAAATCCCCAACACTATTATCTACCTTATAAATACCACCTGTTCTACGATTAGTTGTAAAGTCCTTGGCAGAGAAATAATGCAACCGAATATCGTCCACACTTTCACAACCAAATGCAAACGCAATCTTTCGGTTCATTGAAATAGCAGATTTCGCCAAAGCAAGACCAACATGCTTTCCAGCACTTACAAATAAAATGCGATGTCCAGCACTTGCTAAACTAACGGGTGTAATTGTTTTACCTGTTCCAGTTGGAGCTGTATACAAAATCAACTTTGGTCCAGGAGTTTTACAAAGAGTAAATAGTTCTTTTTGATGAGAGTACAATGTTATATCCTCATACATAAGGATATTTGTATTTTGTTCAATAAACTTTACTGAATTTTCAATAATGTATCGAAGGGAAATATCTGATTCAAAACAGTCAATTACCTGTCTACATAGTTCAACAACATGACAGTTTAATTTCAAAATTGTATTTTGAAGAAGCTTGTGAAGGGTAAAGTAATTAAATGCCATTGTTTTTACATATTCATTCATCTTTACACTTGTAATTCCAGACTTTTTAGATTTTTTTAAAGTTTTAAATATTTGCTTAACATGGTCCAGTAATATATACTCATATATACTTGTATTACACACAGATGTTCCAGATTTTAAATCACTTGGAGTGGTTTGGTTAATACGAATCATATCACTTTTTGAAATTTTAACAGATGAACTCATCTTAGGTGAAAACTTATTAAGAGTAGAATATTTACATACTAAATACGTGTCAAACATTAAATCAACTGATGGCTTAAAAAATTCAGTGTACAAGTAATTTTCCATTTGTTTAGTAAGTGTAATTTTCATAAACCCAGCAAGTGATGTATGCGTATTATTGGCAATACCAACTTGGTCATACCCATCAATAATTAATTTTAAAATGTCTTTTTCAGATGAAGAAACAGGAACTTCAATAGAATCCCATTCGGAGTGAGATAGTTTTGTTTGCTGTAATAATGACATTTGTATATTAATAAATTAAGTATTATATAGTTATATTTATATACATAATTACAATTCATTTTTTTTAAATTAAAAATGAATTACTACATATAAAATTAATCATTTAATTAACACTAATAAAAAATGTGGGTCAATAAACATGCACCAACCAAATCAAATCATATTATTGGGGGGTATCAGACGACTGTTACACTTTCCAAATGGCTTAAATCGTGGACCAAAACGCAACCTAAAAAAGCAGCACTACTTTCAGGACAACCTGGAGTTGGTAAAACACTTACAGTTTCTCTCGTTCTTAAAGAATTAAACTATGATATTATTGAATTAAATGCATCGGATGTTAGAAATAAACAAACTTTAAATAATACAGTGAGAGAAGCAACC